TTAATACTTACGGTATTTTTACTATAAACATCAAGATATTTCCCTTCGGTTTCTTCCGCAAGTTTATCAAGTTCAGCCTGCATATTCTTGAACGAATCAGCGTCAAGGCTAGACCCATCAAATTTCTTACCTTGTTTTATAAGATTTGCCTCAAAATCGTTTGTAGCAAGTTCAGCCTGCAACCTTGCAAATTTCTGTTCAAGATCGGCAATTTTCTTTATTTCTTTCTCGTCAAGGATATTATCTGAAAAGGCTTTGTTGACAGTATCAGATAATTCTTTTCCCAGCTTTTCCATCTCAAGGTAAGTGCTGTTATAAAAGTTATCAACCTTCCTTGTTATACTACTATTTTCGCCCTGTGTGAGTTTAAGGGTTAACGATAATGCATACCTTTCCTGAAGCACATAATCCTGAGCCTTCTTGACATAATCTGCTACAGCATTTTTATAATTCTCGCCCTCTTCCTCACTGAACTTAACACCGACCTTGGCTAGCCAATTTCTGTGCTCTAAATCTTCCAGCGAGTTGCGCAACCCTCTCGCCATATCTTCGGCTTTTTTAAAAGCTTCAGCACTCTTTGCAAGCCTTTCAAAATGCTTTTTCCCTATTATGCTTTTAGCTGCATTTTCAATATCTTCCATAGACAAGGCAATTTTCCCAAATGACTTCGATATAGCTTCATTCATTTGTCTTATTTTGTACGCTTCATCAGCTTCTGATATAGCCACAAATCCACCTATTGCCGCTGTTATCCCTGTTATTGCAAGTGCTACAGGGCTTAGCGAGCCTAAACTCATAAGCGCATTTATAAAATGTACTGAGCTTGAAGCTACTTTGTACGAAAGCATTGCAGCTCCAATGCCTTCAAATACAGATAGCACATAATCACCATTATTTACTACCCATTTGCCTGTATCAAGGAGCTTTTCGCCAAGTCCAATACCAAGCCTTGCTATAAGTGGTCCTTTTTCTCCCAGACTCTCAATCTGCCTCTTGAATGTAGGCAGTTTATAATTAATCCTATCAAGCCACTCATAGAGACCGTTATCCGTAAAATCGTTTATTGCAAGCCTTAGTTTTGTGATTACTCCAAGGGCTGGTGTCCTCGTAAGATTGTCATATATTGCGATGCCCATTTCACTAAATGCATTTTTAGTGAGTCCAATCTGACTTTCAAAAGTCTCATATCTTTTGCCTGCTTCCGTTGTTAGGGCTGTATTTTCCTCCCATGCTTTATTGGCAGTTTGTACAGCTTTCTCCATATTACCGCTTGAATTAGCAAGCCTTAATATGGTGTCTGATAACCTAACCTCAGAGAGTTTCATGTCATTTAAGACTGCAATTGCAGACTTACCGTTTCTCTTTGTGTCATTGAGCCCGCCCAAGAACTTTGACATGGCTCCTATGGCACTGCCCTTAAAAGCTTCTGTAAACTGTGACTTGCTCATGCCAGACACACTTGCAAATTCGGCAAGCATACCGTTGTTTGTCTCAACGGCAATCTGCATTTTCTTAAACAGCTTACTCATAGCACTTCCGCCCTTTTCGGCTTCTACGCCAACCGAGCTAAGCGCAGTACCGAGAGCCATTATTTCAGGCGCAGATAAGCCAATCAACTTGCCTGTAGATGATAGGTTTGTACCCATCTCAACTATTTCCTGCTCTGTTGTTGCAAACTTATTTCCCAAGTCTACAACTGTAGAGCCTAGCTTTTCATAGTTGCTTATGCCTTTTTTGTCATAATCAGACATACCTGTTATATTGGCAAACCTTGCGAATGAAGTTGCTGCCTCTTCTGCTGTCATATTGGTAGATACATCAAGATTTGCCATTGTTTTTGTAAAATCAGGTAAGGCACTCTTCTTTATACCAAGCTGGCCTGCTATTTCCATAGTTCCTGCAAGCTCCGCTCCGCTTGAAGGTAGAATACGGGTAAGGGATAATATTTCCTTTTTAAGCCCCTGATATTCTTTCTTTGTGCCGTCTACTGTCTTTTTTACTCCAGCAAACGCACTCTCAAACTTAGAGCCTGCCATGGTACTTGCAATTCCAATGCCCTGAACGGCTCCTGCTGCCGCAAGTGCTCCTCTCCCTATAAGTCTAAAGGCTTTCCCGCTTAATCCTGCTATCTTATCAAACCCTTTATCGAGCTTGTTAAAATCATAATCAAGCCTTCTTACCTGCCTTCTGAACGCTTTTAATTTACTTTCGGAAGTCCGCATCGCCTTGTCAAGCGATTTGTCTACCTTACCGCCAATTGCTATGTCAAATCTTTGTTCTTTCCCTTTCGCTGACAACTTCTGCCACCTCCTCAACTAAATCAAATAATTCAAAAATAGACAGGGAGTAGAAATAGTCTATCCCTGTCTTGAGCGTCATAGCTAACTGTATAACTACTTTCTTTAATTTGGATAAGTCACTTGGGCTTACCCCCACTAAAATAAAAAACCCGTTACAATGCCCTTAAGTGTCATGCTGTCCGCAATAGGAAGCCCCAAGAAAAACTCAACTGGAAGGTTTGCCGCCACGCTGGCAAGATGGCAGGCATAGTTAAGTGTCATCTCAATTAAAGGATTGGACCCGCCACTTAATGATGTACCTCTTATCCTTCTTTCTACAGATACCATATCTGCAAGTGTAAGCTCATTTAACCTTGAAAGGTCTACACTTTCATAGCTTTTGCCTTCAAATGTATAAGGTTTGGAAAGTCTAAGTAAAAGGCCGTCATCTGCGCTAAGCACTGCTTCCTTTGTTTCCTCAATTACTTTTTCTTTATTTTCCATTAGCTAAATTTCCTCACTTTCTCAAGCATGTCTTTGTCATTAACAATGAACTTATCATTCAATTTATCAAGCTGGACAAGGATTTTTCCATTAAGCTCTACCATAAAACTAAGAATCTCAAGCTTAAGAGTTCCCTCCATTGCTTTTCCTGCTTCAAGCTTTCCTGCTGAAAAGCTCTTGAATCTTCCAGTTTCAACTATTCTCATGCCTTTGTAGTCAATAGCTCCTGTTTCCTTGTCAGTGTACTGGGAAGATGCCCTAAATGTAAGGTCAACACCCTGCGTTGGATCCATAAGGGAGAATATATCCTCTTCAAGCATTCTAAATGGCACTTCCTGTTCTATAGAGCCGTAATGTCCTATAATGCCTGTCTCATAACTTCCAAGCACTCCTGCACCCGTTATTGACTCAGTAATTGCATCAAGATTTGGCAATGTTACCGAACCGGTAACGCCAATAAGCTTATTCCCCTTGTTATACGCGTTCCAATTATTTATAACCTCAGGTACTAAATTTGTATTCACCATTATTTTTTACCTCCTATTGCGGCAAGAAGCATGTTTACATCATATTCCAGTACGTTCTCGATATATTCTGCTGGTGTATATGGAGCGAGGTAATGCCTGAAAGTTATCTTGCCTTCAAGCAGTTTTTCGCTTGTATTGTCTTCCTCTTTATACTCTACCCTTATGCCTGCACATTTCTCCTGGGCAACAAGTGAATTTCCTTTGATGTTGGCTGTATCAACGATATACTCAATCAGTTTTATATTCATAAGACTGTCAACTTTATCAAAGTAATCAACAACAAAAGTGTTGCTCCACCAAGAGAAAAACCTTCTTGTGCCTATCCAGCGTTCTTTAGGGTCTTTAGTATCAGGATAAGCCGCAGTGTTGTTGCCCCAGAATCTAAATCCCTTAAAATTGAGAGCTGTAACTACACCAATAGCGTTTAGCGAGTTAGCTTCGGTCATATCAAAATATACTTCTGTTCCATCCGAAAGAACTAAGGCTTCGATCTCAGCTGGCTTATTAGACGGTGTGACATTAGGAATAAATCCATTCTCACTGTCAGTTTTACAAGCCATTGCTGCATAATATGCAGATGCATACATCTTTTTGCCTCTTACCTTAACCATCGGATACAGGCATATTGTACGGCTTCCGCTGAATCCGCTGTCATTCTTTACCTTCTTAACATCAGCAATTTTTACAGCCTTCTTTGTATCAATGTCTACAACACATTCACAGCTGAACGCACCGCTAATGTTTTTACATTTTTCATTAAGCGCAACTCCTACTTCCGGAATCTGTGAGTAGCCCGGCGCAAGCAACAGCCCCGGAATAACTCCAAATCTTGTAAATACCTCTTTTATAAGTTCAAATCCTGTATCTTTACCTGTAGCCACATTATGACTGCCTATTACATCTTTAGCGGTAACCTTGCTTGCATCTATCACTTTACCGGTCATTGCAAGAGTGGTGTCACTCACATCGCCTGTAATAGTTATTACAAGATACCCCTCATCATTAAATGAAAGAAGATACTTGTCGCTTGTAAGATTGCCAACTCTTAGACCTTCAAGAAGGATTCCCTTCTTGGTAGATACGGCCTGCTTATCCTTTATGGTAAGAGTTTCACTATAAGCAGATGTATGGGTTTCCGGATTAAGAACGTTAACCAATACCACAGGCGCGGTTCTTGCAACCTTGAAAAAGGCATCCATAGCCTGACAAAGACTATAGTTTTCGTAATCATCTGAATACCCTAGCGCATCTTTTGCTTCATCAAACGTTCTGCACAAAAAAGGCTTGTTTACAGCTTCTTTTGGTGCATTAGTCAAGTTGACCGGAGCAGTTCCAAACACAATTGCCACTCCTCCAAGGTTTTCAAGCGGAAGAGGCAGCTTTGTACTTACTTCTCTCGTGCCAACACCATGTTTGTACTCCATATTATTAATCCTCCTTTTTTATTTCAGCTTTCACTCTTGCATATATTGTATTAGCAGAGCTTCCAGCTTTATTTAATTCTTTTACCTTTTCAACCATCCCGCTCACAGGCACAAAAAGACTTGAAAGAATTGGCAGTGTTTCAATCTTTTCATTTACTGCTTCCGGCAGAACTCCACCTTCAAATACTGTAGAACCGGCTACTACATTGGGAATGTCCGGACCTAAGTAGATCACATTTTCTTTTACGGCTTCCTTTTTTGCATCCTGCTTTTCTGGATTCTCATTTGCAGGAACATCAAGAATTGTACTTTCATCTTTTTTACTCAACTTAATTCATCCTCCCTTCTTATTGACGGAATATAAAAACTCATCTCACAGGCTCCCCAATAATATGGATACGTTTCTGTATCCATAACCGTCCACTTAAAATCTCCTGTAAAAGAAGTCTTTTTAAGTGCGGGTTTCTTTGAGAATCTATCCTGTATTTTGTAAATAACGTCTATAACATTTTTATGCCCCTGATTAGCACTGTCATGGTCGTATATACCTACTACCAGAGTTACATCCACTATGTTAAAGCTGTCTCCCCTTACCTTTTGTTCGCCATCATTTAAGTGAACTATAATATACGGTATAGGCTCAGTTTCTTCATCGTTTTGAAGCAACGGAGTATTTTGTGCAAAAATATTTATCCCTACACTTTTACCTAGTGGATTATTAAACCTTAAGCCAGCAAACATAATCTTAAGTTCTTCTATAAGCTCTTCCTGTAATATCAATGGGTTCATAGTTTCAAATACCTCTCTATTCCCTTGGCAACCTCCGAGGCTAATAAAGCCTCGGTCTTTGGAGATACTTTAGCCATTACTCCTTTTTCGTAACCTAGCATTGCTGGCGTAGAGATAGAATAAAGGTTCCTTATTGCCTCCTTTTTACTGTTGCCCTCCATTTTTTTGCCTGGAACTCTTTGTGCAAGTGCAATATGGTTACTTTTATACTTCACCACAAATGCCCTGTATTTGTCTCTTCCCGCATTTGGCTTAAGCATAAGCGCAACAGGGGAGTTAGCCCTAAGAACATTCGCCTTGTGTCCAGATGGTGGTCTATCGCCCGGGCTGTATCTTCTGGATGTCACATTAAAATCATATAAATCATTGGCATGACCGCTTGATATTATATGTGCTACGGGATTGCTTATTTTTGCCCCCGTCATCTTAAGTCCTTTTTTAACCTGACCCATTCTTTTAATGTGGTATCTGGCTTCTGCTTCTTCCGGCAGCCAAGTTTTGACCTGCCTTGCTGTGCGATTGACGGCTGTTTTTAATATGCTGTTTAGCTTACTTTTGGGGATATTCAAGTCCCTTATAGCATGGCTAAGCTCCTCTGTATCAATTTCAAAATAAATCATGCCTTGTTCATCTCCAAATTAATACTGTATATGCCACTTTCATTCACTGCATCGCATATTATATATGGTTTCCCATCAAATATAAGTGTTCTTCCAATAGCAGGCAAAGCTCCAAAGTCTTCAGCTCTAACGTAAATAAGCATGTCTTTTATTCCTACCTGATCCACATAAAACTTTGACCTGAACTTATACTTTACCCTTCGCGCTATTAGCTCGTTGTTGTCAACAATACACAGCATGTTCCTGCCATCTATAATATGTTCTTCTGAAAATTCAAGCGCATTCATGAATACATTTTTGGTGTCTGCTGCTATTTGTTCCTTAAATGTCATATCCGTTTCCTTATTCCCAAATTGCAGTTCCTGCATTTAACCAGGCTTCTATCATTTCAGCATTATCTACAGGCAGTTCCTCTTGCGGTAAATACATCCTGCCATTGTAAAGAATGTGGGTTATAGCCTTAAGAGCTTGATTTGTCTCCTTGTTTTCGGATTCTACCGAAACAGCTTCTTCTATGCTTTCATCTTCCGCACTATTTTCTTCTACAGGAACAGGCTCTGATGCCTGTTCCTTAAGGTTCTTTCTTCCAACTGTTGCCATATACCCTCCTTATCCTAAAAGCTTTATACGGATGTCAGCTGCTTTCACTGGAGATGTCTCTGCTGCATAGCCCGCTGGTGTGTTGCTTCCTGCTGTAGCAGTGATTCCATCTTCCGCAAAATAAACAGGTGCCCCCATTTTGATTTCTGTCTGATCTTTCTTTTTGATGATATAAACACCTACAACATGGACTGTACCCTTTTCCTTAGGGTTAATTGCGTATGCAGCAACGCCTATCCTAGTCTTAAAGTCTACAATCTCGCCTGCCTCAATAACCTTTGTACCCTCATTTACATAATCAAGGGTTTCACCTTTCTGCCAAAATTCTGCTTTCATGTTCTACCTCCTTATGCTCCGAGTGGGTTATCAATAACCACACCAGGATTCTTAATCGCACCTCTAAAGTCCATAACACTGATACCCCAGTCAAGATAGATATCCCAGATAAATCCAAGTGTGCCTGGAACCTCTGACCTTCTGATGGTTGGAACTTCCTGACCGTTAAGATAGTCAACCTGAATAAAGTCGGTATCATCATGTGCACCAAGCAGGAACCAAGGCATAGCCTTTCCGAAGCCACCTGAAAGTACGTTAATTGTAGGGTCTTCTATGATCTCAATCTGGTTAGCATATCTATACAATGGATTTGCAGCCTGAGTATTTCCTGTGGTGTTGATAGTTGGGCTGTTAAACAGTGTATAAATTTCAAATGACATACCTACAGGTACCACGATCTTTGCAGGTCTTATTATAATTGCCTCACCAAATTCATTTTTCTGAGCCTGTAGTGCAAGTATCATTGCCTGCATTGATTCCTTAGTAATGCCTGTTCCCGTAGTAACAAGGTTGCCATGTGCTTTGCTGAAAAGCACTGTACCATCATAAACAGCAGGGTTATTCACTAGGATTTCATAAACCTGTGTATTGATTGTCTTTCTTGCGGATGCTGCATACCTTGCAGGCATCTTTGTAATAAGGTCTATATCATCGTTGATAAATGCCTGTCTGGTAAGTGTGAACTGTCTGCCGTAAGTTTCAAGCTTTCTTGTAGGAAGCTTAACATCCCTATAGGAATCATGCTTAAGTTCTCCGTTTTCAGGTACTCTCATAAATTCCCCTACAGGGCCTGCAAGATAATTATTATTGGCAATCTTAAAATCCTTAAGTGTTCCCTTCTTTGTAATTCTGTCAAATGTAACCGCAACCTTCTTATGTCCCTCAACGTATGCTTTATTGATTGCATTATCAAGCATTGCCGGGAATGCTGATGTTGGATTAAAGAACTGTCTCTGTGCAATATTGAAAATCTCATCAGATGACATTCTTGAAAGATTGCCATTCTCCGTATCTTTCATACATTCAATGGCAAAATCCCTAAGAGACATATGCCTTAACTCATTCGCTCCCTCAGCAGGGCGATCAAGTTCAAAGCCCGCTCTCATTAAGAGCGCATCGGATGCTGCGTTTCTATACTTGTCTCCCTCATCCTCGGTCACTGTAACCTTTGTCGAGATTGGGGACCCGTTTTTCCTTACCTCATCAAGGATAAAGCTTCTTACGCTGTCAATGCTGTCTCCTGCCTCAATAAACTTCTTCTCATTTTCACAAGACACATGGAACTCTCTGCATAGTGCAGAAATATCCGCACACCTCTGTCTTTCTGCCTGTCTCTCAGCCTTCTTTTCGGCTTCGCTAATCTGTGGCTCAGGCTTTGCTTTGAGTTTGTCAATCCGTCTCTGCAAATCGTCAAACTCTCTCTGCTCTTCTGCTGTAAGCTCTCTTGAAGCTGCCTTTGCGCCGTCAATAAGAGCCTGCTGCCTTGCAATTAGTTCTGCTAAATTCATTACTTGTTACCTCCTGTTATAAAGTTGTTATTTATCTGAAGCTGTTTCTCATAATAAGAAATGCCCACTTCCTTTTTACCTTTGACCTCTGACATATCCCTTCCCACACCTACAGTTGAATCAGCAGGGATACTCACTATGGATATCTCATAAGGCATCCACTGTGCCGCTATATCGCAAGGGCCTGTAAATCTTCCATCCTCAGATGTATTATTTGCCTTCACTTCCTCCCACTGCTTAACCTGATATCCTACAGATACACCCTTGAGGCTTCCCCCAGATACCTTATCTAGTATTGTCTGTGACTCTTCATCAGTATCAAATTCAACCTCTGCCATACCTCTATTGTTCTCAATCCAAGCCTTTGTGACCTTGCCTATTACCTTATCCCTATTGTGGTTATAAAGAAGCACTCCAATCGAGTTAAGCCTTGTGAGGTCTACTGCCTGATCATCGTGAGACAGAATCTCCATCCCAAACCATCTTTCGTAAGGCTCCTCTGATGAGAAGGAAAGTGTGAATCTTCTTTCGTTTCCCTCACCCTCTTTCTGCCTTATCTCAGCTCCTAAGCATCCTCTTATTAAATTTCCTGTTTTACTTTCCACTTTCTTCCTCCGTTTCCTCAGTTACTACAACATCACCATATAATACTGCTGACATATCCACGCCTTTTTCTTTTCCATATGCAATAACCTCAGCCATATCGTCTATCTGGTCTTGCCAGTCCCGTCCATTCTCTGCCGATATTTGCTTAAATGTCTTTTGCCCTGTCTTAATTGCTATCATATTAGCCTCAGATTCCTTCTTAGGATCTATCCAAGGTTTTGGCTCCTGAATCCATTCATGTGCAAGATACAAATCTTTGTTATCCCAAAAATCTTTTATGTCTAGTTTCCCGCATAGAACTGCAGATATAACAAAGGTTTCATAAATCTCATCAAGAATTTCACATAAAAGCTCTTTTTCCTCACTATATGTAAGTTCATCTTCTATGATTCCCTGTCTTGCGGATGAATAGGTCGCTTCTGCCATATCCCTGCTTACAGATTCATAACTAATCCCTTGTCCTGACCCTATAAGCCTCTGCTGTAATTTGGTATAACTTGTTGCATCCGAGCCCTGTCCCGCTGGATTAACTACCTGAATTTCATCCCCTGCATTAAGCTCCTTTATCATACCAGGGGAAATTGTTTTCCCTTCATACTCTGCATTTGCTTGTTTTGCCATTCCTCTTCCAAAGCCGTCTCTTGGAGTAGCTTTTTTTATAAATACTGAAAGACAGGCTGCAATCCTTTCTTTTACGGAAACGGCATTCATAAACTCGTTTACATCCCTTATTCTTGGGATTGTAAAGGTCATATCGCTCATTTCCCTAATCTGTGACGGTCTTTTCTTGCTGAAATAGAAAATTACATCATCAGCCTTTACATATATTGGCTTTTCCTCTCCCATCCCACTAAGGTCATATTGTTTAATGTGATAACCTATAGGGCGGTTGAAAGTATTGTATTCAATTCCGCCTACAACTCGGTTGCCTTTTACGTTAGGGGCCAATGTACCGTTGTACAGTTCATCCACTTCAATCATCTGTAGCTGAAATGGAATTGTGCCTTGGTCGGTGTATCTCTTAACGAAAAGAATGCCGCCATCAACTTTTTTCCTCGCTACAGCCATTCTTATCATTTGATTGAGGCTCTGTGTTCCTGTCACATCACAGTTTCTCTTTTTGCCCCATTTATTCCACAGCTTTTCAATCTCTTTGTTTAATTCACTGTTTCCGGTTTTTGCCTGCATTGAATATCCTGCGCCGACAACATTTCTTTTATATGCACTTACAACCGCATTCATTAAGTCGCTGTTTCTTTCAAGGTCTCTGGCTCTTGCTCTTATGATATCCCTGTCATATGTATCAGTCTGTTCTGCTGAGCTGTTAGCAACTCTCCAGTTGGTATTTCTCCCATATCCACCAGCGTCATAATTTCTTAATTCTTCAAGGCTTAGCCTCCAAGCCTCACGCTTTACCGCCCAGCCCGGAGAGATAAATCCTATAAAGTTATCTATTATTCCCATTTGTTACCTCCCTGAGAATACTGCCACGTAACAATTATCAAGTAAATGCGGACTATTATCGCTGTTTAGCTGTGCTGCTAAGTCATTCTTTATACTGTAGAGGTCTTTAAGGTTAGCCCTCGTAAGTTCCCTTGAACCAATTTTGTACGACTGACCGCCTGATGCCACAGCAATAATGGCACTATCAACATTCTTTAGCATTTCCTCTGCACTAAGCCTTGGATTGGTTTCTCCTACATTTGAATTTACCCCATCTTCTATATTGTTTATTTCCATCATTCCTCCATTTGGGTATTAAAAAAGCGCCCCAGCCACTTGCTGAAACGCTTCTTCTGTCCTTTATTCAATTTCTATGATACTATTTTACCAGATAGTACCGTACACCGGTGTGCTTACTTCTTAAATTCTCATAATACTATTATATCAGATAGTACCGTACACCAGTGTGCTTTCTTTTAAAATAATTATATCCAGTTATCATTCTGCTTTATCCATTGTTCTTCCTCAGGCTCTACAGGTCTTCTTACCTCTTCAATTTCTCTACTTTCTTCCTCTTCTTCGTTTTGCAGGTTAAGAGTTCTCACTCCTAACATGTCTGCTGCCGCCAATGCATAGACTTCACAGTCTAAATAGTGGTTATCTGCATGTGAGTACTTTGGCTGCCACACCTGCCTTACCGTGCTACCATTCTTCTGGTTTACCTTATGTTCATTGGTTACCTGCGTGGCGTATTCTACATCACAGCCGTTGTACACCATCCAGCTTCCTTTGCCGTTTGGCCTTCTCATTCTGCCTGCAATCATATCTTTATACTTATTGCCATCTACAAGTATAAGGCTCATTCCATCCGCACTGCTGCCTGCTCTGTTAATCTTGCTTATCTTGTATTGGTTTAATTGGTTGTGGCTCGCGCCCTTGACGGGTAATGCATATTCTGAATGATTCACGCAAAAGTCATACACATCATCTGTCTGGTCGCCTGAATCCACCAAGCAAAGATTGACTATAAAGCCTTCCCCCTTCTGATTTCTGTAGACCGCATTCATAACCTTGTCGATTTCTCCAAATGATAAAGCCTGCCCATGGGCTATATTCTGGCTTGTAATATAATCTCCCCACGCTCTTATAGTCCAGTAAAGTGAACTTTCCTGAACATCAACTCCAGCCGTTATAAGCTTAGCCCATTCAGGCACAACAAATTCATCAAGCTCAGTCTGTCTTTCAAGCACAAGCTCTGCACTTGTCTTAAGCTTAGTATCCTCCCAAGGCTCTGCAAGCCAAGAGTTGACAAAGTTCTGAAATTTTTCAGGATCATCTTTGGACATCAAAAACTTCTTTGCAATAGCAGCCCAACGGACAAACGGACTGTACAAAGTGTTCATCCAAAAAGCTACACTCCTAACATACTTGGTATTATGCCTTACTGTTCTCCACTCACCCTTTTTAATCATATAATGCTTGTCCTTGTCGCTAATTATACAGCCACATTCTTGGCATACATAGTGAGCAAGTTCAGCTCTATCCGCGTAACTCATTCCTTCATCATCCGGAAACTTAATATTTTGAAATTTAAACTCAATGTATTCATCACAATAAGGACAAGGCACAAAGAAGTGCTTTTCTATATCTGCTTTTTCTTTTTCCTGCCATATATGGCCTGTTTTAAGTGTAGGCGTACTTGTTATAAATATTTTGCAGTTGTGAAATGTCTTGGTTCGTTCTATTGCAAGCTCAATAGGGTCTGCTTCTTTACTTGATGCTCCCGGGTATTTGTCAACCTCATCTAACATAAGGTATTTTATAGGCTTACTTGCAAGCCCTGAAGGTGAGTTTGAACCTGCCAAAGTAAGATACATTCCGTCAAATTGAAGTTCAAGAAGCTGTGAGTTTTCATCAAACCTCTTCTTTAGTTCCGGAGAAGTCTTAAACATAACCTGTAGTCTGTTCTCCGATACCGACTTAGCTAACATTTCGGTTGGATATACTACCATTGTTGGTGAAGGCTCCTGCATCACAATATATCCAACCATATTTTGTAATGCTTCAGTGCCACCGACCTGTGTGGGCTTAACGAATACAATCTTTTCAGTTTCGCAATTATTAAACTCATTCATTATCCCTATAAGGTATGGCGTGACTTCATTATTCCACCTTCCCGGCATTGCTGATGACTTAGAATCCAACATTCTGTATTTTTCTGCCCATTCTGATACTGTCAAGGTTTCAGGTGGTGCCAATAGCCTTAGTGCTTCCAGTTGGTAATCAGTAGCCCATATTGGAGCAGTCTTGGTTTTCTTTGCCTTAACCGGTGCAGAAGTCTTTTGTTTATTTACTGGTTTGCTTTTTGAACTTTGCCTTTTTATAGCCTTTTTACTCTTTGCCGTCTTTTTCTTTGCTTCTTCCTTTTTCTGCATTTATGATAATCTCCCTCAATAATTTGGACATTTCATCTGTAAGTTTCTTTTCTATTCGTCTCGCTTCCTCTGGCTCTACAGCTCCACTTATCTCTCCAGTTACTTTAGCTGGAATTGCCATAACATAATTTTTGAAAGTAATAAAAAACCTGCTGTAGTCAAGTTTCACATCTTCAACAGATATGTACTTACCCGTAACTATATCCGTCTTTAGTGCGTGCAGTTCTCCCTGCGACTCCTTTAGTCTGATTTCAGCTTTTAGTTTTTGGGCTTTCAACTCTTCTTCATTTTTAGACTCTGCCTTCCCATGTGCCTTATTAGACAGGTGGCTGACATATCTTTTAACTGTATCTTCCAGGTTGTATCTCTTCCCACCTTTTGCCTTTTCGGTTTCTATGATACCGTCCGCACTAAGATTCTGTATGCTTCTTACAGTAAGCCCAAATAATTTAGCAATCTGGGAGCCGTTACAATGTATTACTTCTTTTAATGCTCTATCACTCAAAATCTACTCTTCTCCTTTCTGTAAAAGTATATTAAAAAAGCATCTTACTGATTAGTAAAATGCCATTGCTCTGCCTGCTCAAATCTTTCCCTTACCATTATAGCACTGCTCACAGTGCGCCTTTGTGCTTTCTTTTTAGATTGGTTATAACTATTAATTATGCTTATATAACTTATAGTTATAGTTGGCAACGAAACCGCGATTTTATTTTAACTTTTATCGGGAAAAATGCCGCGCCTCCCTCGCCCCGCTACCCCGCACAGGTGTTCGGAGTACCTTGAACGA